ACGATTTAAATTACCTGAATCAAATCCTGGTAATTTATTTATTGTTGATCCTGCTGCGGATTTTAAATATAAAATATTATCATCTAAAACACTTTGTATCTCACTATTTGAATATGACTGTGCCGGTGGGTTAGTGACATAAAAACTAATTGCCGTTGTTGCGGTTTGTGGTATATTAATACCGTAAACACCAACACCACCCAAAGTACCGCTAGTTTGTCCCGTAATTGTGGTGCCTAAAGTAATACCATTACCTGATAGAATAGCACCATCAAATAAATCATTACCACTAACCGTACTAACAGTTAATACATTACCCAATATTGTTGCAGTACCTGAAATTTGTACTTGAGTTTCAAATACTCTTTTACCTTGGTAAAATACATTAAAGTCATCAATTAACTTAGGATAAAATCCTGTATTAATTCTTGTTTGTTCACTTAACCCATTAATAATAGTGTCTTGTAAAACGATGTCTTGTGGTATTCCATCAATAACTAATGAATATGTTTTAGTAACCGCACTATTTTGGGGATCATAATTATCTGAATAATTAAAATTAGTCCACGCATCATCAAGAATATCAACCCCATCTTCTGTCCAAGTTTTATATCTATGCCAGATAGATCCATATTTAAGTACCCACGCATATGGTATTTTATGGATTCCACCATATTTTTTAAATGTGGATATAATGTAATTTAAATCTGAAAAACTACCATCATTATCTTCTTTATATTTTTCTCTTAAAGTTGCCAATGGTAAACTATTCAAGAATAGATATGATGCGGATTTAAACGGATATAGGTTATCTGTATATCTAAAATCATACACCCCTTTTTGAATTGCATTAATAAAATAAGGTGTATTTAGAATTGATGTCGTTTGTTCTGACACCAATTTATTGTCATAATCAAAATATGAAATGTTACCTTCAGTAGTGTATTGATTTTTTATTGTTCTCGTATTATAAAAAGTTTTTAAATCCGCCAAAATAATTGGTTGATTAAATGTCCCACTATTGTTTGATTTATAATTAAAACTTGTTACAGGTTGTTTGTCTTTAGCATCTACAGTATCATCATAATTTGTTATACTTTTTATAATTGTATTATATTCTAAAACTTGATTAGTTTTAAAAACATCTTCTTTCTTTTGAATGTCCTTTCCGTCCGCTAAATAATTTTTTATCCAACTCAAATTAGTTATTGGATATGTGTCAGTAAAATCAAAATTCTCTACAATGTTTGCATTACCAAAATATTCTTTAGCATATGAATTATCTTTAATGGATAATAATGGTTGTGATTTTTCATTAGTTAGAATATCTTGATTGTACAACTTGAATGATGTACTAACATCATTTTTAATATATGATGTGTTAAATTCTCCTCTGATATAATTTTGCCAAGATTCTCCAGTTCCCCCATTTGAAATGTGTCTTAAAAATGATAAGTAAATTCCTGAGTTTAAATTATATTCTTTTAACTTCTTAGTTAGGAATGGATTATCATCACCTAATGATTCTAACATATTTAACACTTCTGACTCAGAATAATATTCAGTCATATTAAATGTTTTATTAGAATCCCTACTTAATTTACTATAGAAAGCATTAATTAATAATCTTTCATATATTTCATAGAAAAATTTAACTTCTTCAACATTTTGATATACTTGATTATTAATTGGAAATTCAATTGCATTAAAACTTAATCTATTTGGTTTAAGTTGTTGATTGTTAGTGTCGGTTGGGAATTTTTCAGGAACTTTTCTTTCGTATGTCGCCTTTATAAAATCTTCAACAAATTCTACTTCCGGCCATATTTCAGGTTGATAAGCCCTAATTTTAGTTGCAATACTCGTATCTCCAGGGTATTTCAATTCATATCGTTCACCTTCTTTTAGATTGTTCTCAACAATAACTTGAGGCCAAGGATATATTGGTGTTTCTAAAACTGTTAAATCTTTTAAATCAACACTATTCGCACCTGATGAGGTTGATAAAACCGCAGCCTTTCTAATTGTATCATCTCTTAAGTCCCAAGCTTTTGCATGAACCTCATCAAGTAATCTTAAAAACGCCTCTCCTTGAGCAAAAAATACCGCTAATACATTTCTTATTGTTGGTGAAAATCCAATTCCACCTTCACTAGCACTTTTACTTATATTTAAGATTAAATCTTTAGATAATTGTTCTTCTATTGCCTGTTTTTTTGTTTGATAATTTTCTCTTATTGTAGTTGTTTTATCAATAAAAGATGCCGTACCCTTAAAAAAGAATTTTGGTGAGGAATCAAACTGTGTTCTTATTTGGTTCTGAACTGAAGTGGTTGCGGTAAATGATATTTCTTTACCGTTTCTCTGAGCATAAGTTTTATTTATATCAATATTATTTACATCAGTATTATAAAAAAATGTACTAGTATTTTTTTGTAAATCTACAAAAATATCTACAGGTATACTGTTTGGTTTACCATCACCTAAAACAGTATTACCTCTCAATGATTCGTTATTTCTTTTAACAATACCCGATAATTCGGTTAATGCTTCTTGTTGTTTTTGAGATGATTTATATTCTTCTTTAAATTGGTATAACACATACCCGTCTTTTTGTCCCGTAGGTGGGAATGTAACAAATGGGTTTTTGGTGTCCAAATATTTTCCATACCAAGAATCCACACCCGAATACAAATAAACTTCTTGTTCATATCTATCTAATACTTTTGAGTAGTCAGATAAACTATTAAGAGTGTCTAAATTAGTTTTAGGGTAATTATCAATGATATTTTTTAAAAAAGTATTTAAATTTATCTGTAGTTCCTGAATGGTTATTTCAGGAAAATTATCTGATATCAACCCTTTTGATTTATACTCAGCATACAATTCTTTTATTTTAGAATATCCTTTACTTGACCAACCACTTTCAACTTTGTCATTTTTGTTTCCGTTTCCTGTTGTTGTTTGTGGTACTGTCTCTATTGCTGACTGGAACATCAATGGAGTTGACATCATCGCCTGCCAATTCACTGAAGATAATATCGTGTACTTATATGTGTACATTTGTAGTTGAACCCTAAAATTCCCACTGCTAGGATCAAAACTTGCATTAAAGGTTCTTAACATCAATGGTAATCTAACCGCTTTACCTAAGTATCCTTTTATTGTTAGATAAAATAATGGATACGGTAATTGGAAGAATGCGGCATATGGTGAATTACTACCTGCTTCAAATAATGCTCTACCCTTAACATCTTCCATTGTAATATCAATAACAGGTAAGAAGTCCGTACCATAAGAGATATTAATTTGAGTTATACCTAACATTCCTGTATCTGTTGAACCAGGATTACCATTAGTTAATGTTGTTTGTCTATAAAAATAGTCATCACTCTGATTAGGATTAGTAATTTTATCTATTTTTTGTTGATTAATACCTTTACCCTGTAATGAATCTTTACCTGTTATTTCATCAACATAAATTTCTTCTAAAAATTTACTATCTCCAGGATTCAAAAAATTAATTTTACCCACAGATATTGTTCTAACAGAATCTTCCAATGGAACACCTATCGCCAATTTTGTTCTCGGTAAAACCGAACATTCTAAATTTGCATAGAACACCAAGTCTTCTTGATTGACAAGTCGTTCTCTAGCCATACCATTTTCATCAATCACTTTGTTTGGATCAATTACCGATATGTTTTGGTAGTCAAATTCTACCAATATGTTTTCTCCGTTATCTACCATAGTAGAAGAAATGTGTTTCTAATGTTGATTTATAGTCTTGTAATGAAGTTAGTAAAGGATACGGTATAGTCAATATAGCAGCATCAGGTATGTTGAATTCAAACCCAGTAAACTGTGGATTCGCCAACATTATTAACCACCCAAACAGTGGTGAACCATAAAATTGTTGTGATACTTTATCCAATCTTGATGTACCAACTTTATAGATATATGTTTTATCAGAAGTTTTTACGGGTAATTCTACATAAGGAACAACTGTTTGTTGTCCATTTTGTAAAAACTGATTATATCTGTTATAGTATTGTAATGCCATAATTAAGTGAAAGTTACTTTTCCATTATAAGTTTTATTACTTGTTTTTACATTTACATCTAAATACAAATCTTTTAATCTATTCTTCTTTTGTAGGTTGTTACCAACATTATCCGTTGTGTATTGTACTTTGGAATCAAATTCAGTTATCTCATATTTTTCATATGTTTGATAATCACTACCATTCATTAAAGTATCAAAGAATTTTAATTCGGCATCATATTCTTCTTTACATTTCCCTTTAAATTCATTTGATATTTTTTTAATACCATCAATTAATTTTTGATTTTTAGATATTTTAGGCCCAGAAGTTAAATTAGTGACAAAAGCGTTAAATTTATTATCATCCAAAAATATTGGGGACATAGTCATATAGAACCTTCTAGTTGCCGTATCATCACCAAAACCAGAGAAAACTTTAGTTATTGGATCAAAATTATTATCCTGATAGTTAATCTTTTTTAAGATACTATTAGAATCAACATCTAATATTTTATTATTATAATCCGTTAATTTAAATCCTACGGAAACAGGATTTGTATTAGTGGTATATACTTTAATAATATTATCAATGTTGTCACCACTTAATGTGTAAACTTTGTAATCTCCGGTACCTAATTTGATACCATCAATTTTACCACAAATCATATCCATTTTTCTTAAAGTATAATTATAGTTTTCTTGATATGAAGTCATTGTGTTAGCAGGTTCAATAACAATATTATTTATTTCAGTTTCCATTTTGGTTACCTCTTCTTCTAATTTTGCTCTTAATTCTCTTAACTCAGAATTTACCGCACTATATTGGTTAGAATCCTTATTAACATAATATGAAATTGGATCCTTATCATTTTTAACATCTGATAATGTTTCTTTAATTAATTTACTTACATTTTTTTCAATTTCTAATGATCTACCATACAATGGAACATCAGGTAATGGTACATCATATTCATTTAACTCACCATTATTAAATTTTCTTTCACTACTTGCTAATCCGACAATACCCATATTAGTTGTACTTGTCATTGTTTTAAGTTGATTTGTTATTGTTGTAAAATAATTTTTAGTCCCTTCAGATAATTCTTTAATTAATCCTGAATAGTCCATGTCACCAACTTCAACTTCATTATTATTTTCGTAGTTTGTTGACAATATAGTTCCAATAGTTCCTCCACCTTTTTGTGATTGTTGGTTAGCAACCGTATTAGATCCAACCGTAGGTGTTGATGTTCCCGCACCTTTAACTATTTTAGCAACCATTTGTTTATCTCTTTCTTCTGTACTTTCTGTTGCAACTGATCTTTCATCATATATTTCAGTATTCGCATAGTAATTGAATGATAATGCGTTCTGTAATTGTTTAACTGGTCCAGCTAATCCATGTCCACCAATAAAGTCAAATCCTAATGAAATTTTGGCTAACATTGGTTGTACCCCAATTCCTTCAGGATTTATATCAAAAACCAAAGGATCATATTGTATACCTAATGTATTAGGAATTATTTTTGTGTGATAAAAATCACCAATTCTTAATACCAATACAGGTGGTGCTCCAAACGCAGTATTTTGAGCATCATTATATTTTGGTTTACCATCAGGTCCAATAACAGGAATTGTTTGTCCCGGTCTCATACATTGTTGTAAGAATGTAAGTCTTGCATTTAATCCTTCAGGTGTTATTGAGTGAAATGCCGGTGTAAAGTATTTTATCCTATCTTTAATACTTTCAAATACCATAGGATCACTTTCTTTTAACACATCAAAATAATCACATTCAGAAAATAGATGTCTTAATATTTTTTTGGAAATACCGTCTTTAACCTTTTGAATCGGATCTGGTTGTTCTATAATTTTAAGTGGAGGTATTTCAATAGTTGTTGTTCCTGTTGTTCCTGACTGATTAGGTATCACAACAACATCTATTATTGGTTCTTGAATTGGATCTTCAGGTTTAACTTCTTGTACATATGTTGCAATTATTGACGCAATTCTAACTTTTCTACAAGCCATTGCGGGTACTGAATACCATTCACCACCATAATCATTAGTCTTAGCAGTTGCTAAAGTAGCTCCATCAAGTATGTTTACATTACAGTTTATTGAGAAATTTGTACCATCTTTACTTTTTGGTGAAACTTGAGCAACTTCACCTAAAGATGCTGATTTAACAATTAATTTTCCTTCATCAAAAAACTTTTGGAAATTTTCTCCAGCAACATTTTGTTTTTTAAACCATTTTACAACAGAATCAATTCTTCTATCAGAAAGATATTCATTATATTGTAAACTAGCTTGTATTGGTGATGCTGAACCAACTAATTCAATTGTTATTTGTCCTTTTTTGTCAACAATAAATTCTTTAATTTTTGGTAATAACTCATTTTTAATTACACTAAAATTGTCCACAACAACATTATCAAAAAAGTTTTGTACTCCTTCCTTTAAGAAAGGATCAGTTTGTCCTTGAGCAAAACATTTTGCAGGTGCATTAGTTACATATTTTTGATTTCTTAAACCTATATAAAAATCGTAATAATTATCATAATCCCAATTTGCATTATTACCTAAATTAGGGAAATCTCTTGATGCCGCACCCGCAACTTTCCATTCCGCAGGATCTGAAGGATTTTTTATTGGATTATTAAAATATGGTGAATCGTTTTCAAAATAAAACGCATATTCTGAAAAATTATCATTAAGTTCTGAAGAAGTAACAACCTCTTCAACTGTAGGTCCGGGTTTAACATCATTTGTGGTGTTAGTTGTTTGACTAACCTCAGCATCTCCTTGAGTACCTGTACTATTACCCCCAGGTATTGAATTGTCGACTGGGATTTTTGTTAATATATTTTGAAGTTCTTCTTGAGTTTTTCTTGGTTCATTTAAAAGTTGTTGGTATGTATATAAATCAGATGTTGGTATGTTATTAAACTTTATTGCCAAATCATATATGTCATATTTAACACAACCCGCAAAAAATGAATCCATTATTGAATTAATTTCTTGTGGTGTTCTAGTTTTAAGTTGTTCTCTAATAATTGTATTCATAACTGATGGATGATCCACAATTATTGTCCAACTTAATGAACCCGTTCTTGTACCACTGAATGTTATATTATATGGTGGAAACCACATAATTCTACCACCATTCGGTCCTTTCTCACAAACAGGTAAATCATCATATCTAAACCCAGGTTCACTTGATGTTCTCCAAGCTAAATTTTCAAGTGAGAACATATATTTTTTCACTTTATTATCAACAATGTTAGTTGATCCAGGGTTTCTTAAAGGTGCAATATTTAAATTGTAAGTATTATCAAATACTGAATTATTAAATCTTCTACCTGAAGTAGTTATACCATCAGTTTTTTGTAAATCAGCGTAAGTGTAATATGGAGTATCTTTTTGGAAGATTCTACAATATTCTCTACCAACTTCAAATCCACTTTCACCAATTACATTACTACCTGTACTTGAGTCGTAATATGCAATTACTTGAGAACCTTTTGTTAATTCTTTATAACCATCATTAAAAACTTTTGACACTTGATTTATTGCGTTACCGACGTGTTTAAGTCGTTTTGCCCCTTGAACATTATCGGCAGCATTAATAATTCTTTGCGTATTATCTAATATAGAACCCCCCTTAAATTCAACATCAATTGATTGATCTTGACTGTATTGAGCCTCAACAATATTAAATTCAGCGTCCTGTTGGAAGGTTTCTCCACCTCTACCTACTTTGAATCCCGCATTTGGTCTATACTTTGGTGATGTCCAAACGAATCTACCATCTATACCATCACCATCGTGATGTGATTTACCACCTAATCCAAAATTAAGTTTACCATCATTACCTTCATACAATTTACCTAACTCGTCAGGTCCATAAACAAGTGTTCCTTGTTGTTTACCAAATCTATCGGTTGCAACCTCATTAGATGGGTTTGTTATTAATCCAGGTTCCGCATTTTCACTACCGATATAATAACCTCCTCCACCGTTATCCCCGTTGAATAGGTTATTAATTGCTTGTGACGCTCCTTGTATTAGATTTTTTTGATATACAGGTCTATATAAGTTATAATTTAAGTTACCAAATAAAACTGATTGTTGTCCATTACCTGTATTTGCCAAAAATAATTCAGAAGGATTTCTAAATTTATTTAAAATTCCACCTAATGCACCTGCCGTTAAATTGTTTGCGGTATTTAATGCTCCCGATACATTACCTTCAGGATTGTTTTCATCAAAATAATCACCAGGAATAAATGATACAGGAAAATAAGTTCCTGATAATCTATTTGCAAACGATACCGCAGCTAATAAAGGATTTTCAGGTACAGTAATTTTCCAATTCTTAATAAAGAATGGTTGTTGTCCTGATGCTAATAAACTCGCACTAAATGGATCAGATAATGTATCAAGGTTAATAGAACCTATTGTTAACTGTTCTAACTCTGATGCAATTCTATCTTCAAAATATCCTTTAAGTTGTGCCGCACCAATCTTAGCTAAATACGAATCTTGTGATAAAGAACCATCAGATCCTGTTGGGTTGGTACTTGTTAATATCTCATACGGACTATAAAATGATGGTACAAATATTGATGGATCCCAATAAGGTTGGTACATCTTATTTGATGTGATTACATCTGTAATAACATATAAATCTTTAAACCCACTCTCAGGTCCGTATTTATTTTGTATATATGCCGCATCAATATAGATTTCATTAACCAAATCTAAAATTGTGTCTCCTGGGTCATAAGGTCCTTTATTTGATTCAACGGGATATGGAGCTCCAGGTATAGTATATTTACCAATGAAACCACCTTCAGGTCCGTATTCATTTAATGAATAAAGTTGATTAGCACCTTGATTTGTAGATATTAATGTATCAGGTGAATCAATTACATTACTGTTACTAAGTGGTGATACTTCATATGTTACATTACCTGCAGGAGGTGTGTACACACCTTGTACTTGATAAGGTGCTAAATTTCTAGCAATTAAAGTATTTCTAAATGTAGATGACGATGCAAATGATAATACACTCTCTGACATATTTTATCTTTTCCTATAAATACATAAAATATGTTTTTATGTTGTTGTTAATCCGGCATTTATTTTTCCTGCCGCCATTACCATTGCAAGAGCATTTTGAGAATTTTGAGTATATTCTTTTAATATTCGTTCAACCTCAGTTGATGTTACATAACTTGGCATATTTGAAAAATTAAATGTGTGGGTTATGTTCATATTTGTTGGTTGTGTATTGGTTGAGGCGGTTTCAGTACCTCCTCCACCTACTGTTGTTGTTGCAGTTGATGATACCACATTTGATGCCGATGGTGTTGCAGTTGATGTTGCGGAGGAAGTTGTTGTACCAATAACAGAATTATAAATATCTTTAATAGTTGTTGCAGCATCACTAAACCAATTATATACAACATCTTTAGCCTTCCCAAATTCTTCAATTACAACTCCAAAATCAACACCTAAATCTTTTAATATTTCTCCCACTTTTTTTTCAACATCTTCTATGGTTTTAATATAAACCATAGGGTCGGTTGGGAGTTCTTTTACAAGATCTCTTGTTTTAGATAATGCACCGCTATAAATAGGTTGAGCAGCTCCTTGTGCCATACCATATTGATACGCTGCCAATCTCTCATTAAGTATTGCATTTGTTTTTGACATTTCACTTAATTGATCAACCGCAATTTCTTCCATGGTTTTACCTTGTAATGCTTGTTCCGCCTTAAGTGATTCTATTTGTTCCGCAGTTAATTTACTAACATCAACTAATTCTTCGTCACCTGTTAATTTACCTGTTGTTTCATCAAATGTTTTAACTTTAACCTGAGCAACGCCACTTTTACTAAACTGAGCCATTGTCGCCACCAATTCTCTATCGTCTTCATTTACTTCAGGACTAAATTTAATCTTTTTTAATTTTTCATCAAATGATGCGGCGTTGATTGCCATTTTTGAGAATTCAGCCGCAGACATACCTAATTCAGTCGCAACTTCCCTCATTCTCCTTTTTGCACCAGGTAAAATTTCAAATTGATTATTTTGTTCATTAAATCTAACAAAATCTTTACTTAAATTAACAATTTGATTTTGTAACTCAACAGGATCATTTTGAGCCAAATCCATTGCTCTTAACGGATCTAATAACTCACTTGAGGTGACTCCTAATCTTTGTAATGATGCTGCGAAATCAATTGCTTTTTCGGGACTTAATAGGTCTTCAGATTTGGCAAATATTTTTTCCATATCAACACCTAATCTTGATGCTTGCGCCGCCATTTTAGCAAGTCCTTTAACACCATTATCAAAATTAAACAAATTAAGTTTTTCAAGGTTTTTACTTACCGCACCCGCAACACTAGCGACGGTAACCCCCGCTTGATTAGCAATTTTTGCAACCTCCAACATATTGTCACCAACAGATTCAATACTAAAACCAACATCTTTAAAATTAAGTGCTAATTCATCAGCCGCAACACCAGTAACTTTACTTGTCGCCGCCAACTCAACTAATTGTTTGTCACTTAGTTTTAAATTAATATTGAATTTTTTAATTAGGTTTTCATAAAGAGCAGATGCATCATCCGCCTTCAAACCCATCCCAACAAATTGTGGGATTGCAAGTGTGAGAGTTCTTTGAAGTTCTATACTTCTTTCGAATCCAGTCCCTAATGTTTTTACGATATCCGCACTCTTTTTATCTAAGTCAGTTGCTGCTCTAAACATTGCAGTTAAACCTAAATTAGTACTAATTAACGAACCTATTTGAGCAGGTATTCCTGATAAATCTTTGGCGGCAGTAGATAATTGTGTGGCAACATCAATACCTGTAAACCCGTAACTACCCGCACCTGTTTCTTCTTTATCTACATCACCAGAATCGTTTGTTGCTAACATTTAAATTGTATTTCTATATAAATATTAATTATTCACTTTTATGTTCCTCAATAATTTTATTAATTAAATATCTTCGGATATATGTTGGCATAGATAGAAAGTCTGAATATGATGTTCTCAGAATTTTTGCAAGGATATAATATTCGTCAAGTAAAATTTTTGTGTAATCAGAAAAAAGGCCGAAAAAATTCAACCCCAAACGCAATGTTAACCATTACCTTTTCTCCTGACGGGGCTATTACTTGTTTTGTTAAGTCTAATCTTGGTTCATTATCTAAAACAAACTTTTTAATATGTTTTGAATCCATAATTGGCATTGACTCAATAAACTTAGAAATGTGACTTCTATCTTCATTTCCGTCAATGGAAACAATCATTTTATTCAATCTAATTGTTTGTGACGGTGGTATTCTACCTGCAGGGTATTGATCAATAATTTCTTCAATTTCAATTAAATCTCTAACATTTAAAAATTTAAGTTTAACGGAATTACCGCTTCTTGGTAATGTTGTTGTAACATACCCATTTTCATCAGGATCAACATCTGTTTTTTTAATGTTTAATTCATCTAATAAAATAGTTGTTTCAAATCCTTTGTTTGTTGCAGGATCCTTTATTGATATGTTATATTCAGGTCCAAATGAAGTGTTCCTTAAAAATATCATTAACGCTTCAATATCACCATCTAATAATTCATCAGGTCTTAAATCAGGTTCGTAAATTTTATTTCTTAATAAAGGTAGAATAATACTTTCCCTAATTGATTTATTAGGATTAATATTTGACAAAATGTTTTCGTCAGACGCAGTTAAATAACCAACTTTAACACTCTTCTTTTTAGATTTATAAAAAATTCCTCCTGATGGTAATTTAACCACATCGTGTGGTAAGTTAAAATCCATTTGTCCATATTGTGCAACATTGTTTTCCATAATCTTTTTTATTATAAAGATACTTTACTTATATTTTTTGTAAATAAAAATCCCATACGGAATAAACCATATGGGATGTATTTCATATAAAATATATTTTTAGTACACAAGGATACAACGATCCATACGAAGTGTTGCCGAAATATCTGCCAACGCATCTTGTGAATAAGACAATGAACCAAAGTTTACATCAGTCATAAATGTACCTTCCAAAATCCACTTCTCAACAACAACACCTGTTGGATCTAACATCTCAATGTCAACATTCTTTTTGTAACCAGCAGCATAACCCATACGACCTGTTACAGACTCCGCACATAAACGAACCCACTCCATTAATGCTTGTGATGCAGATGGTCCGATAGGGTCACGGAATTTAACTGTAATTGGATCCCAGTTGAATCTACCTGCAACGAATGTTGAAGTATTTAAGAACTGTATCTCAGTTGAACCGATTTTGATAGATGGTCTAGACGCACTCTCTACAAA